TTCTTTCTTCTCTGCTTTTGTAGCTTCATCGTATTCTTCCTCAGTTCCTATATCTACTCCAGCTTCATCAGCTAATCTTTTAGCATCTAAATATGTAAGACCAAAAGATCCTGCAGCAAGAAGAGCTGTCTTATCTAAATTTCCATCTTTATCTAAGAAAACAGATTTTAATGCTTTCTTACCTGCTTCAACTGCAGCGTCTGTATAATTACCTTCTTTAATTAATTCAAAAACACCTTTAGTAGCCTCACTACCTCCACCAGTAGCAATTTGTGAAACAGCACTTGAATCAACAATTGTTCCAGGATCTAAACCTCCTGCATCAGCTATCTGTCCTATGTCCGCAACCCCTTTATTAAGCCGTCCTTTTTCTGCAAGCTCTTTTCCAATTGCTTGTCGTTTTCTATCATCTAAAAGTTTACCTATACCAGTTTCAGTTCCTAATGGAGAACTAAAACCTGCAGTAAAACCTGATGGAGTAAAAGCACCACCTGATACAAATGGATTACCTTGAAACCCTGCACCGCCAATAAATCTTGCTGCCTGACCTCCTCCATAAGTTAAAGCACCACGTTTAAACGCATCACTTAAATTACCAGTTTGGTCAAAGCTACCTATACCTGCCATGGCTGCAGCTACTGCAGGATTAAAAGGTGCAACAAATGGAGCTGCAACTGTCGCTACTTTGGATATTTCATTAGGAATTATTTTTCTAATTCCTCTACCGATTTTTTTAAGTATTCCAAAACCCGTTCGACTACCCATTGGTATACCAGCATAATTACCTCCACCAATAGTTCCTGAAGCGACATCCATTATTCCGCCACCTTTTCTTAATTGTCTCTGCATCTGTCCTCTTGTTATAGCCATAATTTTGTCAAATTTGATGATTGTTGCAGGTATGAAAATCCCGAACTATCATTCTATTTTGTTTCTCCAAACAAGTCAAGAGATGGCATTACGACAGTCACATCTCTTCTAATGTCTTTTGGATCTACGTTTTTTGCTCTCCATTCCTCATCATTTTTATATTCTTCACCTGTTTTCATATTGGTTATCTTTTCTATGATTTTTTTAGGATATATCTTCTTCATTACGTTGTTACCTCTCTTGGCTGTATTTCTAATATTGAGGCTATAACATGTAATTCGTTTGCGTCACTAGCCTGTACTTTAATTATCTCACTCTCTTCAACCACAAGAGGGTGAGTTAATAGTTCTGTTGTTGTATTTGTTGCTACAGTCTTTGATTTAAAAAGAGTAAAAATATTAGAAGAGGCATCCACTAAAGTAATATCTATATTACAACCAGACCCTGAATCATTAGCTACCAACAAAGATTTAATAACAGATGTTTTTGCTGTAGGCACTGTATACAAAGTTGTAAGGTCAGTTGTGGTTAAATCCACTTTTTTATTTATAAAACTATTAGCCATTAATTTAAAAAGAAGTTAAATGCTTCTATCTCATCTTTTAATTCTTGTTGATACGTTGTATTTAATTTTTGTATTATACCATCTAAATCTCTGGTTTGTGATTCAGCCACAGTATAATCATAATCTCTTGATGGTCTTGTTAATACTTGTACTATTTTTGCCATTAAAAACTCCCTGAGAATCCTGTTGGATTTCTATCGTATTCTGCTCTACTAGAAGCTCCATCAAATTGGCCACCACCGCCACCGCCGCCTTGATAATCAGATGTGCCAATATTAGGATCTTGTGGCCCAAATGGATTTTTCTTTTGTTGTATGTCTTTTTTAATTTCATCAAAAGATTTGCCATAATTTGTTTGATAAAAATCTTCAGCAATACCTTTATCTAAATTTTTTAAACCTTCTAAAGCATATGATCTAAAGGAACTAGATCCTGGTTGTAAAAAATTACTTTGCAGTAATGTTGGTCCAACATTATATCCAAACTTATCTTTAAAGAAACCTGTGTTTGGATCTCTATATACTCCTTCAGCCATTGGATTTGGAACATTAGGTTGATTAAACCTACCTAGAGCATTTAATAAAAAACCTGCTCCTGGAATACCAGTAGCTAAACCTAATAAACCACCCATTATTTTTGGAGAGTATTCATTAAATGTTTCTCTAATTGGTTTTGTAATATTCATTAATCCTGAATATATTGGATCTACATCATCACTATATGGTTTAATATCTGATGCAAAAGTGTCTGCTCCTAAATCTATATTTTGAGATGGTACATTTATTTTAGAATCATAAACCTGACCACCAATAGTTCTTACAGGATCTATTCCCAATATTCCTGATAATTCATTTATTGTTGCCATTATCTTCTACCATCCGGTTGTATGTCTAATCTAAAAGTTCCTAATTTCCAACTTTGACTAGATCCTGTATTTGCAACTTTTAAGGCTATCGCTCTTGCCCTAGCACGTGTATCCACCTTTTGTGTTGATGATGTTATAGTAAAAGGACCTAGTGCAGAACTAGATTGTGAATCATTAGGAAAGTTTCTTAATTGTAAAGTAACTTGTGTGTTACCCGTTTGTGATATGAAGTCTGGTATAAATCTTCTTATTTTCATTAAAAACTCACCATCACCTCTAAGATCTGCAACACCAGTTGATTGTCCTCTAGCCACTCTTTGACTTATATCAAAATCTCCAGAAGATATATTAGATGCAATTGCGGTTATAGTTCCATTTCTATTTTGATCTGTCCCTGTTTCATGTTCATAGTAACTTGTTCTACCTTCAGTGTTTCCTACAACATCAAAAGAGGTATCTGTGCTTGCATCGTATTCTAAAGCATGTGGTTTAGTAAATACAGCAGAGTCTCTCCACATTGTTCTAGATAAAGATCCCACAGTCCACACAGGTCTTTGTGGTGATGAATCAAAATAATTATACGTGACCATTCTATTAACAACAGTAGATGTAGCCTGTGGATAAAACCACATAACCTCACCAAATAAATTATTTAATCCTGCTGAAATCATTTGATTACCTGATTCCATGTTTATGTCATCAAATACAAAGTCTTCAACTAAACAAGGCAGTGATTCTAATTTACCTGCATATCTAAAAAAACCATTCTCTGACATCCAATACGCAGCACCGTCTACTTCTACACATGCATTCTGTCCTGCTAATCCGCAGTTAGTTCCAACTTGAGAAAAACCAAAAGTAAAAGGTGGACCAATAAATCTTTGAGTAAATAACGCAGTATCCGTCCAAACATATATTGCATCTCTACCTCTAATGGCTCCTCTGATCTGTGATCCATCAGCTAATCTTTGTGTACCCGCTGTATTAGTTGCTGTCGGTGCGTATGTGTTTATATCCTCTTGGTCGGAGAATCTAATAAACATATCATCTTGTGTTGTAGGATCTCCAATAGTTGTTTCTGTTCCAAAAAATACTAAGTGACGATCTGGTGTAGATACTACCATATGTCTTGATGCAGTTGGTGCTCCTGTTATAATCGTACATCTTGTATCTGTTGCATTTGATAATGAAGAATCCCATTCAAATACTGAACTATCGTGAATTAAACAAATAGCTTTATCTCCAAAATTATCTATTGACCACATACCTGGTTCAAGAACTAAATCTCCTGATGCTGCTTCACCCCATGCAACATAATCAGTACTATTTTTAACAGTAGCTCCATCACTGTGTGATGATCTAGTTGAGCCTCTAACAGCTCTTGTAATGCCCGTCAATGTAGTTCCGCCACTGACACCAGTGTAAGATATTTCTTCGTTACCGACTTGAATAAAATTAGTACCTGAACTTGGAAACTGAGTGGCATCTGCTAAAACTATTGATGTTCCAGATCCACCTGTTCCTGCTGTATCATCTAACAGTGCTCCATTTAAAGTTGTTGTAACCGGGTTGGAAGCTTCTCCTCCCCAAGATCCAAGACCCCAACCAAATCCTTTTTCTTGAACAGCAGACCCAACAGGAAAATAATGTTGAACTCTAATTCCACCTGATGTTGTTGCACCAGATCCTGTCTCATTTGATGGCATTGTAATTGTTAATGTTTCTGTTGTAGGGACAGAAGTTACCATAAATTTTTTATCATCAAAATCAGAAGAACTAAAATTGGAATTAGTTATGGATGTAAAATTATCTAATAAAATAATATCTTGAGGATTAATACCATGACCAGTTGGAAAAGTTATCGTAACAGTTGGTGATCCGTTAGTTGTGGTAAATGCACTTGTAAGCGTTGTTGTAGATTTAATTGGGTGTATGTCATAAAATACACCACCTGAGTATGCGTATAAAATTCTATTTGTTCCAATGATTGCATATCTTCTACCTAAAGTATTAACAAAATGATGAAGACCACGCCCTGCTCCTGTAAGTTCGTTTTCATTTAGGGTGCCTAACTGGTTCCATCCCCCTATTTTTTCAGGAGTGCCGTATCTAAATCTAACGTTATCACAGTCTATCCACTGACCTTCTGCTCCTGTGGGTGTAATTTGTTTGTTTATACCTGGTTGGAAACCTATCTTTTGTAACATAATACCCCATTATACCTGAGTTTTTTAAAAAATATATTACTTTTTCCAGTCTATTATTAAATGAATTCTATCAATTTGTCCATTATTGATTACAGAATGAATTTTTTCAGTGTTCTTAATTTCCCAAAGTAGACCCTCTTTTAAATTTTTTGACTCACCTCCTACGGTAAATACAACATCCTCATTGGTTATAATTGGTAGGTGGTATCTAAGTGTTTCTTTTAAAGATTTACCATGATCCTGATGTGGTTTTATTTGACATTTTGAAGGTAGTTTAACTAGTATGGCTCTCACAATATGTCCACTACCATGTTTAGCCAAAAGCTCTGATTCTATACTGCCCAAAATTTTAACAAATACACCATGGTGAGTTCCCTTATCTAATATCTCCTTATCAAAATCTTCATTATATATAATAGGTATGGTTTGAGTTTCTGAGTGTACATCAAATGTGTCTTGTCTAAAGGTATATTTTTCCCAATCTTTTTCCATAAAAAATTTAACATAATTTTTTATGTTTTCAAAATTACTTATCTTATTAATAAAATTAAAATTTTCTGTTTTTTCCCAGACCTGATCTAAATATTTATACTCTTCATAAGTATCTCTCGGTATTATTTCATCATAATTAAAATTAATTTTTTTTATTTCACCTAATCTAATTTTATGTAAAGGAGCACCAACATGTTTATCGTCATATTCAATTCCATTTAAATTTAACTGAGTTAGTTTATCTATGTCTAATTTAAAACTTTTTTGTCCACAAAACTCACTAATCTTATCTACTATTTCTTGTGGTTTTATAACTAAGTTATCGTATTCTATTATTAATTTATCTATATCAGGATCTTGTAAAACAGTTCCCACAGATTGATAATCAAACCTTATCATTTGATTTGGATGCATTACATGCTCCATATTTTTATATGGACCTCCCATTTTATAAAAAGAACCTAATATTTCTTTAAAAGATCTTTTTAATAAAATAAATTTTATTTTTTGTGGTTTTATATATTTTTTTATTAATTCAAGATTTCCAAGTGTTCCCCATGGAGCTCTGTCTATTATAACATCTTCTTTCCAGTGTGAATAATATCTTTCTACTATGTTATCTAAAATATTATCTATAGATATATTGTCTGGAAAATTTTTATGAAAACTACCTTTTTTAATATTATCTAAATTAAATAATATGTTAACTAAATTGCTGTGGCCTGTTATGGCTATATTCGGATGTTGCATAAACATTGATCCGAGAAGAGTATTACCAGATCTAGGTAGTCCCCCTAAAAAAATTAATTCTTTCATATTAATAATCTTCTCATTTCAGGTATGGGGTACTTTAAATTTTCATGATGTAAACTATAAATAAAAGATATTAACGTTAGCCTATCATCATCAGAACCATCTGTATATTTTTGTGCAGCATGCAACTGTGATGCATCAAACAATAATAATCTGTTATACATAGATTCAATTATAATTGATTCTTTATAATCAGATCTTACTCCCTCCATTCTACAAATAGAAGTACCACATTTTTTATGATCACTTAAATATATAATAGCTGTAATTAAATTTGGGTCTGTATGTTTATTACCAACATCTCTATCTTCTTTGTTTACTTTTTGAAAAAATTGAGTTGCTTTAAAAGTTATATTTTTAAAATCCATTGGATATAAAACTGATATTATTTTTGTAATAGAAGTATTAAACAAATCATAATTTATTTTATTTAATGATTCTGTTCTAACTCCAGGCCAGTTGTTGTTAGGATCTTTTTGGTAATTTAATTTTTTTGAGTATTCTACAATTTTATCTGGATCATCAAAAAAATTATCAACTATCGTTGTTGGATAAATCATTGATTATAATAATTAGGTAAACCTAAAAAAGGTCTTTTATCAAATTTATATTCTTCTCCAGAAGTTTTTATATTATTGTAATGTAGAAATACTTGACCACAAACCTCTCCTTCAAAAGTTTCTCTCCAATGTTCTAACACACACCCTGAATAAATTAACATATCTCCAGGTTCTAAATTTATTTTTACCCCTGGATTGTTACTGCTAGGTGTACAACCATCTACCCCTGAAATTCCTACATTTTTATTTGGCTCTAAAAATATCGGCCAAGAATCTCCGCCTAAATTTAAAGTTGTGGATATCTCACAGCTCTCTCTATCTTTGTGTCTTTTTAATTCATCTCCTTTTTTATAAAGTCTAGCATACGAATAAGTAGGAACTAAATCTAATTCAGTTTCTTTTTTTAATACTGGTAACATTTCTTCTAGTAAAACTTCCATCGCTATGTCTGAATAATGTGAGTAGGTTTTAGGAACTTGAGGGTCATTAAACATGCCCCAGTCTTCCCTAAAAGGCGACATATATGAATTATCAAATAAATATCTTGCTACCTTTCTTTTTAAAAGAAAGTATTTAAAAATAAAATCTGATTTTTCTTTTGAGATAGCGGACTTAACCACAGTATATTTTTTATCTTTAAAACTCATATGATTCTTTTTTTCTTCCATTAAAAGCTAACGTAATTCTTGGTTCATCTGTATCACATTTTTTTACAGAATGTAAGTATTTTGAATCGAAAACAATTATTTTACCAACTTGTGGTTTTATAATTTTATTAAAGTCTTTAAAAAAAGTTCCTGGTCCATGATTCGTTAAATACAAAATACCACTTGTATCGACAAACCGGTTAGTTAAAATAGAATCAAAATGATTGTGTTCCTCAACGTAATCATTTTTATTTAATATATTACCCCAAGCCTCGTATAAAACATATTGATTTAATAAATCTAAAACAGGTTTAAAATTTTTACTCTTTTTTACAAAGTGTTTCCAATAAGTTTTTTCTCCTCTAACATTACTCTTATAAGAATATGATTCATCGATGTTATCTTTAATTTCTTGTATTAAAGAATTTATGTAATTCTGATCTTTTATCCAATATTCTTTTAGTAACATTTTATACGTAAGGCTTTCCACAACACCAAATAACTAAACTATACCTTGTTCCTTTAGTTACAGGAGAAACTTGATGCCAATTAAAGGAAGGAAAGACTATAACTGATCCTTTATTTTTAGCCTCTTTAGCTGTTAAAATATTATTTTTAATATCTGGATTACTTAAATCAAACATTAGATCACCACCTTCGTACTCATCGCCCTCTGTTAAATTTACCGTAACAGATAGCTTTCTTATTTTACCATTTAAATTTTGATTTTTTTTACCTGTGTATATTTTATCCCATGAATCCTGGTGCCAACCATAATATTGGTTTAATTTATATTTTGTAAACTGACAACTCTCTGCCCAATCCCATTGAAAATTCCAACCTGAATTTACGTTTGCAGTTCTTATATAAGGAAAGATTTCATCATAAACCCACTGGTCATTTATCCATGCTATGTTTGAATCTCTCTTTCTTTTTAAATCTTTCTTTTCTTCTTCTGTTAAATTTTTATATTCTTTTTTATCTGAACCTTCTATGCCTCCTGTTAAAGCTATCTGTTCTTGTTTAAGGTTTCCAAGTTTTATAATATCATCACAGACTTTTTCTGGTATCGCTCTATCAAAATACCAATAATAATGTTCATAGTGCATTTTTTCTTTCTAGTTGTATTTTTTAAATACCTCTTATGTTTTCCCACGTGTTTTCTTCTTGATTCCATCTCCAAGGACCTTGTTCACTTGGTACATCAACAGGTGGTTTCCATGCCCAATTTGTTTCATCCCATACCCAATTATCATGTGGTTTTTGTGGTATAAATTTATCAATTGATGAATCATAAGTATATCCTGATCCAGCATATACTTGTCTAAAATTATTATTATAAGATGTTTGTTTCCAATAAGTATTAGGGTAAGTTCCACCTAATTCTTCTTTTATTAAAGGATCTTCAGGGGTATTGTTAGCAACCCAGGTTTCAGCTTCAGCAGATAGGTCTCCACCGTTAGCATCAACATCTGAATTGTTAACTACAACAACTCTTAAAACTGTATTATCATCTGATTTAATTTCTGCAAAGTGTGCCATAATTTAATTCTCCTACGTCGGCCATGTCCCTTCTTTTTCATATTTTACAACATCAGCCATTGACCAAATTCCTGAAGCTCCTGCTGTTTGTGCAGTTTCTTTAACTACAACAATTCCTGATCCACCTGCTCCTCCAGCGTTTCCTGCTGGAATTGTGCAATTAGCTCCTCCACCACCGTTTCCAGTATTGGCACTTCCCGAGCTGCCGCCTCCTGGTTGTGGATATCTTCCAGATATTCCACCAGTTGAATAAGTTGTATTTGACGGGGATGCAGTTGGACTATTTACATCTGAA